ACACGAAGGCCCGCGCCCGGGCGCTCGCCGAGAAGATGGGCTACGCCAAGCCCGCCGCCTGACCGCGGCCCATAGACCGAGGGACCACGCCCTCCCGCACCACCCCCGTGGACGACACCAGCAGGTGTCCGCACTCACCTTGTGCCATCCCACATCCACGGGAGGAGATCCGGCGTGGACATCCAGCCGATCACCACCGAGGAGACCACGACCGCCAGCCGGCGGTGGCTCCTCTCGCTCCACGGCTCCAGCACCAACAAGACGGTCACTCTCGACCTGGCGACGCTTACCGCGGACACGCACTACGCGCCGGCCGCGAACATGCTGCCGAACCGGGTCTACTCCGGCCTGCCCCTCGGGAAGATCACCGCCTCGGGCCTGTACGGCCTGTACGACAGTGCGGCGGTCGACGGCCGGGAGGTGTTCGCCGGACTGCTCGCCACCGAGACGGCGTTCAACACCGGCACCACGAAGGTCGGCGGAGCGCTCATCGTCCACGGCGACGTCGACCCCGAGCTCCTGCCGATCGAATTCACCGTCCCCGCGACCGCGTCGCGGTCCGACTCCATCCACTTCTCCTGAAAGGGGCTGACCAGCCATGCTTGAGGCCCTGCTCAAGGACATCACCCCGACGGACATCGTCGCCTTCGCGCGTGCCGTCCAGACGCCCGCCGACTACGCCCTGACCCTCTCGGTCATGCCGGAGCGGCAGATCAACGGCGTCAAGTACAAGACCCGCCGCACCTCCCGTCGGATCAACGCGGCGAAGTACCGCGCGTACGACGCCCAGACCCCGGTCGCGTCCCGCGAGGTCAAGCGGATCGAGACCGAGGGCATGCTGCCCCCGCTCGGCCAGAAGTTCCTCGTCGGCGAGCTGGAGACCATCCTGCTGGCCGCCCGGCGCGGACAGGACGGCTCCGAGCTGATCGAGTCCCTGTACGAGGACACCGCCGCGCACGTCCAGTCCATCCGCTCCCGCCTCGAGCTCGCCGTAGGCGACCTCCTCACCGACGGGGTGTTCACCCTCGCCGGCGAGAACGGCCTCACGGTCGAGTACGACGCCGGCGTCCCGGCAGCGAACATGCCGACCGCGGCCACCCCATGGTCCGACCCGACCGCGGACGCCCTCGCCGACGAGATGGCGTGGATCGAGGTGCTGCGCGCGTCCGGAGCACCGCTCCCGACCCGCGTCCTCACCTCCTACAAGGCCCGCGCCTACCTTGCGTCGAACGACTCCTACAGGCGTGCGTTCTACGGGCAGCCGGCCGCGTCCACGCCGACCGGAACCCTCGCACCCGACGAGGTCAACTCTGTTCGCGCCCGCTACAGCCTGCCGCCGATCGAGGTGTACGACGTGCAGGTCCCCCTGGACGACGGCACCATGGCCCGCCCGATCCCCGAGGACCGGTGGCTGATGCTGCCCCCGAACCCCACCCAGTGGGGCGAGACGCAGTACGGCATCACCGCCGAATCCATCACCCTGTCCACCGGCTCCAACCCGGCGATCGAGCTGGAGGAGGCCCCGGGAATCGTCGTCACCCACGGCTTCAAGGACGACCCGGTGCAGGTGTGGACGAAGGGTGCCGCCGTCGCGATGCCGGTGCTGTACGTGCCGGACATCCACATCACCGCCAAGGTCTTCTGATCATGGGCGCGCGACTGGCAGCGACCGTGTACGTGAAGCGCCCGGGAACGGCGGAGACGGTCCGGCTCGACGCAGGCACCGAGCCTGAGCCGGAGCTGGCCGCCCTGGTCACCAACCCGGGCGCGTGGGAGGGCGGCGAACTGCCGGCCCTCCCCAAGGCCAAGGCCGACACCAAGCCGGCCGACACCAAGACCTCCACGCCCGACCCTTCCGGGGACGACGAGGAGGACTCCACCGCGGACAAGAAGCCCGCGCGGAAGACGGCCGCCCGCAAGCCCGCGGCCGACTAAGACCCGGTCCGGGGGCCGGTAGATCGCCGGTGAGGGCAGCGGCGATCCGTAGCAGGGTGCAGGACCGGCCTCTTCTGGTGGGGGCGCCAGAAGGTCCTGCGCCCTGCCACACCCCTTCCTCTCTCGCCCGACCAGCACCCGGGAGACGCTGATGGACACCGCCGTACGCGCCTGGCTGCTGGCCCAGCTCGGCACCACCACCGACCTCACCGACCTCGAGACCCGGTACACGCGGCTCGGTGGCGCCCGCGCGGTGGCCCTCGAAGTCCTCCGCGAACGGCTCGCCACCCTGCGGGCACAGCCCGCCTCCGTGAACGTCTCCTCCGTCGTATCCGTGTCCTACACGGAGAACATCCGAGCGTACGAGCGGCAGATCGCGCTCCTTGAGGCCGGGCAGCCCCCGGCCCCCGACGATGCGACCGACACCACCGACTACGGCGGCTTCGACGTCATCACCCTCACCGCCAGGCCCCGCCGATGAGCACCCCCACCCGCCGGCGACGGACTCTCCGCTCGAGGCTGTTGGCCATCATCACCGGCGCCACGGACCGGCTCGTCGCCGCGTGGCGGATCCTCACCCGCGCCCAGACGACGCTCCTCGCCGCACTGGCCCGCATCCGGCCCGGCCGTAACGCGACCCGCGCCATCCGCACCGCCACACAGGCGTTTCAGCAGCAGCTCGCCGAATTCGACCGCGCCGTCGCCGCGTTCGCCGAACGCTGGGCCTCCCAGGACCTTCCGATCGCCTACCGCGAGGGTGCCCTGTCGATGCTCGACCACCTGGACCGGCCACATCGCACCTGGACGTGGACCCGCCGCCACCAGGGCACGATCACCGGCCTGACCGCCCAGTACTACGCCGACCTCATGGGCCGCCTCCAAGAAGCGACGCGCCGCGCCCGGGCGTTCCTGCGCGCCGCCATCGACGCGACCAGGGCGCGCCTCGGCAGGTTCACTGTTCCCGCCTTCGACCCGCACCAGCTCCAGCAGGACCATCCGCTCGACACCGTCATCTACTCCAACGACCACCGTCACCCCGTCGAGGCGTGGGCGCGGGCCGCGATCTCCTGGCAGACCATCACCACCGCCAACACCGCGGCCGCCCGCACCGCCCTGGACGATCTCGGAATCGAGTGGCTCGAGGTCAGCGATGGGCCGGGGTGCGGTTGGGAGACGCACGACGATCCGGACCTGGCAAGCGGCACGCTCCGCACCGTGCAGGACGCCCTCGCCCACCCTGTGGCACACCCCAACTGCCGCAGGTCGTTCTTGCCCCGGCCCGCGATCATCACCGGGCCCAACTTCGCCCCCGGAGGCACCTTCTGATGACCGAGCCCACCATCGGCGACCGCCCGCGCCAGGTCCGCATCACCACTGACGGCACCCTTGCCACTCTCTATGTCGACGGCGTCGAGTTCACGAACCTCGTCCACGGCTACAGCCTCCAGCAGCAGGCAGGCCAGCCGCCCCTCCTCGTCCTGCACGCCAACCTGCACCGGCAGGCCATGGAGTTCGACGGGATGGCGCACGTCGTCATCGGCGACGAACCCGACCCTGGCCAGACGGTCGCGGACTTCCTGCGCAGCATCGACCCCAAGACGCTCGAGCAGTCGGCCCTCCAGCGTGACGACCTCGGTGAGGAGCGGTACGCCCTCACCCGGGCGATGCTCGCCCAGGTCGCCGACTGGGCCCTGAACGGAGGCGGATCCTGATGGCTGGAGCCCTCGACGGCGTCCTCGCGCAGATCGCCGACTGGATCGAGGACAACCTCCTCCTCGACACCGTCCGCATCACCCTGCCCGCCAACGGCGCACCGGTGCTGAACGAGACGACCGGGCAGCTCGAGCATCCCGACGGGACCGTGCTGTACGAGGGTCCGGGGGCGGTGCTGTCCTCGGCGGCGCTCGGTGAACTGCCCGGCATCCCCGACGCCACCCAGGCCTGGCCCGGCGCCACCAAATCGAGGTACCGGATGCTGACCCCGCTGGACGCGCCCCTCGCGCCGAAGGACGCGATCGTCACCGTCACCGCGGTCCGCAACCCCGCCAACACGGCGCTGATCGGCCGGTCGTGGATCTGCAACGACCCCTCCCGGGTGTCGACGATGGAAGCCGTGCGGATGACCGTCCTCGACCAGAACCGAGTCCCGGGGGAGGGAACGTGACCCCTGACGAGCTCGCTGACCGGCTCGAGCGGGCGGCGGACAAGGTCGGCCCCGCGGTGCAGAAACGGATGCGGCATGTCGCGACTCTCGGGATTGCGACGATCCGCCGCAACGCGTCCGGCCGTCCCGGGCCGCGGGCCATCACCGGCGCCTACCGGCGGTCGTGGAAGCCGGATCACCAGCCGCTGCCGCACGGCGCGCACTGCACCATCGGTACCAGCGCCCCGCAGGGCCGGCGTCTGGAGTTCGGGTTCTGGGACATGTACGACTCCCTCGGCCGACACTTCTACCAGCCGCCCCGGCCCCACGTGCAACCGGCGTTGCCGCTGATCGGGACGATTCTGCGGAATCAGATGGGTGAGGCGATCGGCGAGGTCCTGTCGTGATCGCCCGCCGGCCTGTGACGAACGCGGTCGTCGCCCTGCTCGGTGAGGTGTCCGGGCTGCCCGTCGGCCGGGCCGTGGCCCCGCCTGGGGTGCCGGATCCGCCGTACTACATCGTCTATGCGATGCCGCTCGAGGTGTCCGGCCCGCCGCTGGCGGACGAACACGAGGACGCCTCCATCGTCTACCAGGTGACATCCGTGTCCGGCCCGGACCGGGACGTGCCCGATTCGGCCGGTGTGCTGGAGCAGACGGAGTGGATGGCCGACAAGGCCCGCGAAATCTTCCTCGCCCGTCACCCGGTGACCGGCCTGTGGCTGCACCAGCTCGCGATCCCCGGCGTGAAGGTCATGACCAGGGAGCTCGAGACGGAACCGGGGGGAACGAATGATCCCGCCGATGCAATCATCGGCTATGTGCAGCGCTTCAGGTTCGGCCTGACGCCCGCCTGACCCCTGGTCAGGCAGTAGGACCGCACCGCGGCGGGACCCCACGCGGACGCCACCAGCCGGTGGCCGCCACCGCAGACACCAGCTTTCTAGGGGTCCCCACCATGGGCAGGTTCTCCCGCAAGGGCGTAACGAAGATTCTCTTCGCGCCGACGATCGCCGCATCCACCTACATCCCCACCCGCGCCGAACTGTCCGGGGCGACCCCGCTGACGAAGCAGATCAGCGCGGTCGAGGGCTTCTCCCTGGAAAACCAGGAGATCGAAACGCCGGACCTCGAGTCCACGTTCACGGCGAAGATCCCCGGCGACGACCAGGCCGCGGACAGCACCCTCACGTTCTACGAGGACGACACCGTCTCCACCCTGGAAGAGGCCCTCGCGAAGGGCACCACCGGGTTCATCATCATCCTCCGCAAGGGCGACGTCCCCACCTCCAAGTCCATGGACGTGTACCCGGTGCGGGTGGCGTCCCAGTCGTCGGCGATCACCGTCGACAACGAACCCGCACGGTGGATGGCGAAGTTCTCCATCACCGACACCCCCGCCCTGAGCGTGGAGGTGCCGGCCGCCGGCACGGACGAGGTGCAGACCGTCACCGTCACCGGCACCCCCACCGGCGGCACGTACACCCTCACGTTCGACACGCAGACCACGGCCGGGATCGCTTTCGACGCGACCGCGTCCGCGGTGCAGACGGCGCTCGAGGCCCTGTCGAACATCGAGGTCGGCGACGTCGTCTGTGCGGGCGGACCGCACCCCGACACGGCGATCACGGTCACGTTCGGCGGCCAGTACGACGGCCAGGACGTCGACCTGATGACCGGCGACGCCACCGGTCTGACCGGCGGCACCACCCCGTCCGTCGACGTCACGACCACCACGCCCGGCGGCTGACCCAAGCCTGCCACCCCATCAGCTCCCGGTCGGGCCCGACGTGTTCGGGAAGGGGCGCTTCGGCGCCCGACCGGGGTCCCCTTCCCTGACGGAGGACCACCATGCCGACCACCCGCACGAAGACAGTGCCGCCCGCGGAGGCAGTCGCCACCGATGCGCACTGGACGCAGACCCGGGCACGTCTCGCCGCCCGCACCCGGCCCACCGCGACGATGACGATCTGCGACGACCACACGGTCAAGGAGGCCCTGGCCCGTGCCCAGTACGCCGCCCGTACGGCGGATGCCCGGCTCGAGACGGACAACACCCCGGACACTCGCGCCGCCGCCAAAACCGCCCAGGCCGAGCTCAAGGCAGCGCAGGCCGCGTTCGACAAGGCGGCCATCATCCTGCACTTCCAGGCCATCGAACGGCCCGTCTTCGAGCGGATGAAGAAGACCCACCAGCCGACCGAGGAACAGGCCGAAGACGGCTACGTCTTCAACCCCGACACCCTCGCCCCCGTCCTGATCGCCGCCGCCTCCCTGGACGGCATGACCGAGACGGACGCCCGCGAGTACCTCGAAACCTGGTCCGAAGCCGAAGCGATCACCCTGTGGAACACGGCGTACGGGGTGCAGGGCGACGCGTCACGCCTGGACGTGGGAAAAGGCTGATCGCCGATGACCGCTTCCGTGCCGAGCTCGAACTGTGCGACCGGTGGGGCATCCCCCACAGCCTGTTCCTCGGCGCCGGTGACGGCACCTGGACGGCCCGGGACCGGTACAAGGCACTCGCCTACCAGGAATACCAGCGCACCGTGTGCCCCCAGTGCGGCACCCGGCACGACGACTGGGACCACGGCGGCGACGACGAAGAAGACGCCTACGCCGTCTCGGTCCAGAAGTGCGTCGGCTGCGAGGTCATCGCCGACAAACAGCAGGAGCTCGAGAAGCAGGGCGGCGGACTCAATGGCATGAAGGTCGCCCTGGTGCCGGTCTCCGTGCAGGCGGCACTGAAAACGAAGCGGGACATGGCACGGGCCCGGCGCGGCCGGCGTGCCTGGGACGACGAAGACGACGAGCAGTAAGGGAGGGCGGGCACGGTGGCCAACTGGAACCTGTCGGTAGACATGCGCGGCGACGGCGCCGACCTTGCCCGTGCCCTGCGCGATTCCGCCCGCCACGCCCGGGACCTGGGCACCGCCTCCCGTACTGCCCGCACCCAAGTCCACTCCCTGGGCACCGCCTCCCGCACCACCGCCGGGCAGGTGACCCGGCTCGGCGGCGCCATCGGCAGCGCGCAGCGAGACCTGATGCGCATGGGCCGCCAAGCCCGCCAATCCGCCCGCGACCTGCGACAGGTCGCCACAGCCGCCGACCTGGCCCGCGCCCGCCTGCGAGCCCTCGGCGGTGATGTACGCATCCGGGCCCGCCTCGACACAGACACCGCCGGAGGCGTCGCCTCCCTGCGCGCCGCGATTGCCGGCCTGGACCGGGTCGGTCCCGTCCGGGTCGGCGTCCATTTCGACGTGGACGAGGCGCAACTGGCCGCCGCCAGCGCTGCCGCAGCCACCGCGCTGGCCGCTGTGCAAAACCAGGCCGGTGACACCAGCCGCGCCCTGCGAACCCTTGCCGCCCGCGCCCGCGCTACCGCCCGCGCCCTGGACGAGCTCGCCGACCAGGCCCGGCAGACCGCCACCGGCATCCGCACCCTGGGCACCTCCGCCCGGGCAGCGAACACACACCTGCGGGGCATGTCCACCAACGCCCGCACCCTGCGCGGCGACCTGGACGGCCTCAACGGAACCGTCACCACCCTCAACACGAACCTGACCGGCCTGAACGGCAACCTCGGCGACACCGACACCACGGCCACAGCAGCCGCCGCCGGCACCAAGAAGATGCTGTTCTCCGTCCTCACCCTGGGCAGCGCCCTGGTGCCCATCGCCGCGACCCTCGGTCCGATCACCGCCGGTCTCGCCACCGCCGCCGTCGCGGCCGGTGTGTTCGGTCTCGCGATCGGCGGCCAGATCTCCGCCATCTCGAAGGCGACCGAGGCACAGACGGCGTACGACGACGCGGTCCGCGAATACGGTGAGACATCGCCCGAGGCCACCAAGGCACAGGCCGAACTGCTCAAGCAAGTCGAGAAGATGCCTCCGAAAACTCGGGAGGCGGCGGCCGCGCTGTCGGTGTTCAAGGACGAGTACCGCGCTTGGTCGGACGAGCTGTCCGACGACACGATGCCGACCTTCACCAAGGCGCTCGGCGCCGTGCGCGGTCTGCTGCCGACGCTGAACCCGCTGGTGAGGGCCACGTCCCGCGAGTTTGGGCACATGATGACGGTGTTCGCCGGAGCCACCCAGACCAGCGGCTTCAGCGACACCATGAACCAGTTTGCCGAGTTCGCGGGGGAGACCCTGGCGAAGGCCACCTCCGGCATGGTCCGCTTCTCTCAATCCATGAGCGGCAGCGACTTCGGCTCCGAGTGGCGCGAGTTCATGGACTACGCCCGCCAGGTCGGCCCCCAGGTCGGCGACACCCTGTCCGAGCTCGGCACCACCATCGCGCACCTGCTGATCGCCCTCTCCGACATGGGCGTCAGCGTCCTCGAGGTCGTCGAAGCCCTCGCGTCCATGGTCAACGCCATCCCCACCGACGTCCTCTCGATGCTGCTCCAGTTCTATGCCGTCACCAAACTCGTCACCCTCGGCGTCGCAGCCCTCACCGCGGTCACCGGCAGTGCCGCAGCCGCCCGCCTCGGCGCCTACTTCGCCGTCATGCGCGCAGCCGGCGTCGGCACCACGCTGCGGGCCACGGCCGCGTCCATGACCGCCACGGCGAAGGCCGCCGTCGGCCTCGGCGTCCTCGCCGTCGCCGCGGTCGGCATCAGCAAGCTCGCGGAGAACGCCCGAGGCGCGCCGCCGGACGTCGACCGGCTCACCACCTCCCTGAAGGAGCTCGCCCAGACCGGGAAATTCGGGGGCGAGCTGAAGAAGACGTTCGGCGACATGGACGGCCTGATCGACAAAATCAAGAAGCTCCAGGTCGAAACGGAGCGGGCGAACAAGTCCGACGGCTTCGAGATCCCGGGCATCTCCCACTTCTCCGACTGGGTCGGCGACCTCGGAAACGACCTCGCCAAGGGCGAGGAGTCCCTGAAGGCACTTGAGGAAGACTTCAAGGGCCTCGACACAGTCATGGCCGAGATGGTGTCCTCCGGGTACGGGGACCAGGCCGCAGCCGACTTCGAAATGATCAGGAGCGCAGCGCTCGAAGCCGGTATCCCGATCAGCGAGATCAACGCACTGCTGCCCGAGTACAACGCCGCTCTCGCTGCGTCACGGGTCGAGCAGCAACTTGCCGCCGCGGGGATGGGCCTGTTCGGGCAGCAGGCCCTTGATGTGAAGGGCAAGCTCGACGCGCAGAAGGCGTCCGCCGATGGGCTGCGGGGCGCGATCCAGGCGTTGAACGACATCAACCGGCAGGCCCTCGGAGGCATGGTCGGCTTCGAGGCCAGCATTGACGCCGCAGCAAAGGCCGCGAAGGACAACGCCGGCGCCCTGGACATGGTCAACGGCCGCCTGGACGTCAACAGCCCGAAGGCTCAGGCCGCCGCGACAGCCCTTCAGGACCTGGCCGCGAAAACCGACGAAGCAGCGGCCTCCGCACGGGCCAGCGGCGAGCCGTGGGAGACCGTCAGCGGCATCTACGACCGCGGCCGCGCCCAGCTGGTGAAATTCGCGCAGCAGATGGGTCTCACCGAGTCGGAGGCCAACACCCTTGCGGACAGCATCCTGACCATTCCGGACGAGAAGGAAATCCGGCTCGAGATGGCCGCCGAGGACGCCATCGCCGGACTCGACTCGGTCCTGGAGAGGCTGAAGGCGACCCCGGACGCGAAGTCGGTGACCGTTTCGGCGCTGACCCAGTCGGCGATGGACATGCTCCGCACCCTGGGTTTCACCGTGGAGCAGTTGCCGGACGGGCAGTTCAAGGTGACCGCCCTGACCGGGAACGCCCGTTCCAACATTGCCGCAGTCCAGCGTGCACGCGATGGCCTGTCGGACAAGACGATCACGATCACGACCAACCGGGTCTTCTACGAGAACCACATCGTGTCCTCCACCGGCGAGACACGGTCCCGGCGCCGGCTCCGGGCGGGCAGCTCCGCAGACGGCAACATCTACGGCCCCGCACAGGTCCGCGCCTACGCGGAGGGAGGCGTGGAGAACCACGTCGCCCAGATCGCGCAGCCCACGTTCCGTATGTGGGCGGAGCCGGAGACCGGCGGGGAGAGCTACATCCCGCTCGCCGCGGGCAAGCGTCCCAGGTCGCGGGCGATTGCCGAGGAGACCGTACGGCGCCTGGGTGGCGACCCGGCCGCGATCCAGTGGAACGCGACCGGCAGTGTTACCGGCTGGCGGTACGACCCGGGCACAGGGTCGCTGTACTCGCCGTCGGAGGTGGGACAGGCCGGGCAGAAGAGGAAGCGGGTCGGGCGGGAGTACGTCGAGTACTTCGACCCGGCGGCGGTAGAGCGGAAGCTGCGCTCGGCGTCGAAGGCGACCCGGGCGTGGAACCGGGACCTGGAGCGGATCGCGGACCGGGTCGGCGGGGACGTTGCCGAAGCCCTTGCCGCCATGGGCGAAGAGGGCGTGGTCATGGCCCGGAAGATGGCCCGCGGGTCGACGAAGTACCTGAACGAGATGGCGGCCGCGCTCCGCGGGCTCGCGGTGACGGCGCGGGCGTCGCTGGCGGACTACACCCGGGCCATGGGGAAGGCCACGGCGACGGACGCGAAGTTCGCTGCGAACCTGGCGACGCTCGCGGGCCGCGGCTATGGGGACCTGGCCGGGCAGTTGGCGGCGCAGGGCGACCAGGCCGCGATGGAGCTTGCGGTGGCCGCGCTGGGCGACAGCCGGCGGGCCGCCGCCGCGAACACTGCGGCCCGCCGTGCGAACAGCGCGCTGACCGGCGACCAGGTACAGCAGCTCGTCGCCATCATCGCCGCCGTCCGAACGTCGAAGACCGGCCTGCACGACGTCGCGGACACGACCGGTCTGGGCGAGGACGACATCGTCGCCATCGCCACCAAGGCCCGCAGCCAGATCTCCTCGAGTCTCGGTCCCCGGGCATCGAAGTTCCTCGCCGACCTCGCGCGGGCACAGCGTGGCCTGTCGTACGAGAACGGCGGCATCCGGCCCGGCATCTACGGCACCCGCGACGGCGCCGTCACGTTCGCCGAGCCGGCCACCGGCGGGGAGGCGTACATCCCGCTCGGCGCGAACAAACGCCGCCAAGCCACCAACGTCCTCAAGGACGTGGCGGGCCGGTTCGGGATCGGGCTCACCGACGTCGCCACGGCCCGGCACGTCGTCGTCATCAAGGACGGCAACACGTACATCAGCGTTCCCGCCGTGCGCACGGGCGCGTCGGCGTCGGACATCGGATTCCAGGTCGGTCGCAGCTACCGGCGCGCGAAGCGCGGAGGGGTGGACACCCGTGGCTGACATCGAACTCACGGACGGGCAGATCGACTGGTTCGGGATCCCTCTCGGGCCCGGGACCAGCATCAACATCATCGACATCTCGGGCCTGGGCCGGCCGTCGACACGGGACAACGACACCGACCAGCCCTCAGCAGACGGCGCCTGGCCCGGCCCGGACTACTACGCCCCCCGTCAGGTGCAGATCGACGCGGCGATCAAAACCCCCGGCAACCGGGACGCCTGCGAAACCCTGCTCGCCCAGATCCAGGAAGCCGCCGACGACCCCACTGTGCGGCTCGTCGGCGGCGCCACGCAGGCCCTGCGGTACAAGCGCCCCGGCCGCACGGTGAAGCGCCTGTACGGCCGGGTGCGCCGCATCGACCCGGAGATAGGACAGGCCAAGCACGGCTACATCCCCCTCGACCTCGAGTTCCTGGGCACCGACCCGACCTGGTACGCCGACGAGGAACAGGTCACCGAGATCCCCCTCGGCTGGCTCACCGGCGGCGGGTTCGCCGCCCCCGTCACCGCCCCGATCCATGTCCAGGACGGCACCACCGCAGCCGACCGACCCGGCTGGGTCACCAACAACGGCACGACGGACACCTGGCCGATCATCCGCATCACCGGCCCCGTCGCCACCGTCACCGTCACCCACGTCCCCACCGGCCGGCAACTCGTCATGCCCACCCTCAACCTGGACGCCGGGCAGTGGATCGAAATCGACACCCGGCCCGGCCGGTGCACCGTCCTGCGGGAGAACGGCGGCACCGCTGACGTGCTGTCCCCGTCGTCCCGGATCGACGAGTTCGCCCTGCCGCCCGGCCAGTCCGAGATGCGATGGACCGGCTTCGACTCCACGATCACCGCCCGCCTGCGCCTGACCTGGCGCGACGCCTACAAAGCCCTCTAAGGGAGCATGACCATGGCACTCTTTCCGCGTCCGCTGCTCACCAACGGAGCGACCCACCCGGCGGAGCAGTTCCGCATGATGATCCGCGACATGGTGTCCGGCGCGGAAGGCATCACCGAAGGCGACGACCTGAAGGTCACCGAGCTCGACACCCCTGGCGGCGGGGTCCAGATCTCCGACGGGTCCGGCGTCGTCCGTGGCCGCGTCCAGCCTTTCCAAGGGCACTATGCGGTGGGCAACACCGGGACCGACACGTCAGTGACGATCGCGGCGAACGGCGGCGGCTCGACCCGATACGACATGGTCATCGTCCGCGTCGAAGACCCCGAATACGAGGGCACCCTCGACCCGGCAGCCGACGAGATCACCTACTTCCAGGTCATCTCCAACGTCGGCGCCGCAGACACCGCAATCCCCGACGGTAGGACCGGGATCCCCCTTGCCCGGATAGAGATCCCCGCATCCACGTCCACCATCACCAACGCCATGATCACCGACCTGCGGCAAGTCGCCGTACCCCGCCGCCACCGCACCCTCATCACCCAGTCCCCGGCATCAATCAGCACCGGCATCGGCGGCACCACCGACTGGTCGTACTTCGACACCGCCGCCGGCGTGAACATCGCCATCCCCGACTGGGCCACCAAAGCCATCATCAAAATCGACGTCAGCCCCCTGCGCTACGCCCTCGGCGACTTCTTCGGAAAGATCGGCGCGACGTTCGGCGCCAGCCTCGTCACGCAGGACATCTTCCTCGACGACAACCAAGGCGCCGGGGTCCGCCGCATCCCGGCGATCCTCGGCGACACGCTCACCATCACCGACGCCTACCGCGACACCACACAGCTCCTACGCGTCCGCGCCGCCGGCCTCATCGGCGGACAGGCCGGCCGGATCTACGTCGACTCGGGCACCACATTCGTCTACGACATCCAGTTCGAAGAGGGCCCCCGGTGAGCGACGACCGGGTCCTGACCCAGCACGCCCTGACGGGGGAGTGGCTGTCCCTCGCCCTGCCCGTGTCCGACCTGGCGTACGGCCCGGCACTCAACGGGCCCGGCAGCCTGTCCGGCCGCCTGTCGCCGCGGCTGGTCGCCCAAAGCCCCAGCCTCCTCGACCCGGGCACGACGTTCATCTACGTCGAATCGTCCGGGCAGCTCCGCTGGGGCGGCCTGATCTGGCACGCCGAAGCGCAAGGCGACGCCTACTCGATCGAAGCCGCCTCCTGGTCGTCCTACCTGGAGCGCCGGTTCGACCTGGACGGAAACTTCGGCGGCCGCGGCCCCTACAGCAACGCCGACCCGTGCCAAGTGATCCGCGACGTGTGGGAGTACGCCCAGGCCGTCGCCGACGGCAACCTTGGCGTCACCGTCGACCCGACCACGTCGACTGCGAAGGTCGGCACGACTGCCGAGCCGTACAAGTCCGGCTGGTGGGACAGCAAAAGTCTCGGCTCCCACATCGACGACCTCGTCTCCGGCGCCGCGACCCCCGACTACACGTGCGACGTCGCCTGGAACTCGGACAAGACCGCGCCGGTACGCCGAATTCGTCTCGGCTGGCCCCGGCTCGGCGCCCGCCGCACCGACCTCACCTTCGCGACCGGCGTGAACATCGTAGAAGAGCCCCCCGTGGCGATGGGCGCGGACGAGTACGCGCAGGTCGTCATCGCCATGGGCGAGGGCGAAGGGTCCGCGAAACGCCGTGCGATCTCCGCCGTCCGTAACGGCCGGCTGCGCCTCGAGCAGGTCACCGACCACGCCGGGATCAAAGGCCGCGACATTCTCGCCGCCCGGGCCGCGGCAGAGCGCCAGGAGCGCCAGAACCTCGCGACCGTCGACCAGATCACGATCCGCGACACCCCGGCCGCCCGGTTCGGGTCCTGGCAGGTCGGCGACGACGTCCCGGTCCGCGTCCACAACGCCTGGGTCGACTACGTCGGCTGGCGCCGTATCACCGGCTGGACCATCCACCCCCACGGCCAGCGCGGCCCCCGGGCCGTGATCGACCTGAAGCCCGCAGACACCTACCAGTACGCAGGAGTGTGACCGTGACCGACATCGGCGCCACGCTGGCCAAGCTCGAGAGGCGTCTGGCCGCAGTGGAGCGTTCCTCCCGCCTGTCGTCCGCGTCGCTGGACGACACGGCCCTCGAGGTCCGCGACGACACCGGCAGCCTCCGGGCGATCGTCGGCCAGCAGGCCGACGGCACCACCGCCATGAACGTCGTCAACGGCCCCCCGCCACCGGCACCGAACGGACCGGTCGTCGCATCAGTCCTCGGCGGGGTGTCGGTCACGTGGGACGGGGAGTTCGCCGACGGCCAGAGCGCACCACTGGACTGGCAGCGAGTCGAAGTCCACGCATCCCCGGACAGCGGCTTCACCCCCACCGCGGCCACCGTGCAAGCCACGATCGAAACCCCGCAAGGCGCGACTGTCATCATCCCGACCGGCGTGGACGTGTACGTGATCCTCCAGGCCCGGAACACGTCCGGTGCCGCATCCGCCGCCACG